TATATTTCCTACGACCAGAAGCAGTCAGACCCCCTGTCGGGTCTTTATCCTTCTTGGTAAGAGATACTCCTTTAGACATAAAAGATGTAAGCTATTTAAAATATAGCATTATTACGCAATCTTTAAACTCTTGCGATTATTTTTTTTGCGTCTATGTTGATAAGCTATCTTTCTTGAACTGGTCTTACTTGCTTTAAATTTTCTAGTCTCACTACCACTCATTTCTTTTGTAGTCTTAGGAGTCTCACTACTAACTCTTTTAGAAGGTCTGCAAGCAGGGTATCCTCCTCGCTTCTCTCCTTTCTGCCGACCACAAGGCTTACCTGTTTTTACATCTACCCATTCTTCTTTAAACCATCTGCGTAAACTCATTTACCTACATCTTTCTGTGCTTTGTTATGAGCAGCTTTGAATGATGTACCTTCACGCATAAGCTTCTTCATCATATCCATGTGTTTTTTGGAATGATGTTTGGAATGTTTGTTGAGAGTAACTATTTGTTTAGGTGTAAGTTTACTCATTTCTTCTTTTTCTTTTTCGGAGCATTTTTAGATAAGATCATAAAATCTTTTCTAGTAATCTTCTTGTCTCCATCAACATCTAGTTTGTACTGCTTTCCTTTTAATGGCATGATTAAGAAACCCTCAATGATTTTCTGGTGTAGCCACTAGCTACTTTTTTCTTACCACCTACTTTGACCTGTCCTTTACAGACCTTGACTCCGTAAGCGTTAGCGTAAGCAGAAGGGTAAACCTTAAACTTACGCTTGGCTGCTGCTTTACCTCTGGCACATAACTTAGCCATTACCCAAAGACGTTACTATTTTCTAAACGTGCTTTAACTTGTTCTGTATAAGTAACATCTTTTTCCCAACGAGGATCACCCATAGCAGCTACAACTTCTGCTGTTGATCTATAAGGTGTAACTCCACTAGAAGCAGACTTACCAGAGTAAAGATTTGGTTCAACTCCCATAGCGTTTTGATACCTTGTATATAGTCCTTGTACCATCATACTAAGTTGTGGACCAGACATTGTGTTTGTTGCATCATTGAAAGCTTCGATCTCAGGTGCAGGTAAGTTCTCTAAAGCCCAACCAACCATCTTGCCATAAGCTTCATCTCCACCTATTGAGTCTCTTATATCTTTTACTTCTGCTGTTGCAAGTTCATCAACAGCACCTTCTTCACCTTCTTCTGTATAACCCATCTCTGCTGCCCTACCAGTAAGGTAAGAGTCAACTGCATTTTTAGACAGACCTGCATCTAATAAAGACTGATACATTTCTTCTGGTATCTCACCTTCATTCTTATGAAACTCTGCACTAATTTTATAAGGATCAATACTGTTCTCTTTGAAGACCTCACCTAAGATTTCTCCATAGTTTTCATTTACAGTAGAGTAATCAACAGTTCCATCTTCTTGATAAAAGTCTTCATATCCTTCTGGTACTCCTGTAGATTCTTCTACTTCTTCTGTTGCTGGTGCTTCTTCTGTTATTGTGCCAAGCTTACCTTCTAGTTCTTTATAGCTTGCAGCTAAATCTTCTACAGATTTAAACTTACCAGCATACAGACCATTCTCATCTTTTAAACCTTCGAGGTCTTGTTGTGAAACTGGTGGGGTTTCAGAGACTTGTACTTGTGATGAAGTCATAGTGGTTTTTTATTTAACTATAGTGAATTGTACTGCCATGTCTAGTAGTAACGTCACCAGACTTTTCTGGTACAGGGTTTTCTTCGTTAACTCCTAGTTCGCTAACGATAGCTTTTTCAGATTGAGAGACAAACTTTCCGTCTTCATCTCTTTTTCTACTGGGCTTCTTGGTTGGCATCAGGTTGTCCTCCTTGTAATTGTTGTGCCTGTGCATCAGCTAAACCAGCTTCAGCATTTACTTTAGGATCAAGTAAACGTGAACCTAAAGCAGCAGGTCCAAGACTTTGAATAAGCTGCTGCTGTTGTGCAGCTTGTTGTTCGGCTTGGATCTCCTCTTGTGTTTTTACTAGGTTAGCAGTATCTATACCGATACTGGTAGCAAGACGTTTGACCGCTTCATCCACATTAACGTACTGTCTCATTACATCTGGTCCTAAAGCTTGAGCTACAGTTCCGATAAACTCAATTAATTTGTTTCTATCATTACCTCTACCAAGTCCTTGAAGTCCTGTCACTATCTTAGGTTTGACCAGATCATCAGGTAGTTTAGGAACCTTACCTTGTCTTACTAACAAGTGCATCCTACGTCTGAGGTATGGTAGTTGAAACTCTTGAGTCAAGATACTATAGATACCACCAAGACTATTCTCTAGTTCTTGTGCCATAAGATTTATCTCGGCTGCTGTTACTCTTTCTGCATCTCGTTGTACTGATCTAGCCATCAAGAAAGCAAACTCAAGTCTTGCTTCTATTCTTTGTATTGCACTAAAAGCAACAGAGAAGTCTGCACTTTTTCCTACTTGCATTACAGAAATATCTGAAGCTTGCCCCTCTCGAATAGCTCCATTCGGGGCTTTAGCTATGGTCGCTGCTCTTGTAATTCCATTGGGGTTAACTAGGAATAAAGTTTTCGCACTAGCAGCAGCACCTTCGATTATCGCTTGCATCAAAGACTCAAGACTAATTAAGTCTCCTCTGTATTCTTCTACATATCCTCTTCCGTAATCTTCTCCATCTACTCTAATAAACCTAAGAGGAATAAAAGGAGTGACATCTACTTTTGATCTGCCATCTGTGTTAGGTATTCTTTCTCCTTTACATTCTTGAAACCAGAAGAAGTCATCATTCATTCTTTTAATAGATGTATATATATCTAAGTCTCCCTTCATCATGTCTGAGTCATAGTTCTCTTTCTTCTTGATCTGTTCTAAAAACTCAACAGGTAAAGCTTGTGGATGTACTGTTTCTTTTATTAAGATCTCTAATACATTACCGACTTCATCACGCTTACAAACAAACTTAGATAGTGGATATACTTTCAATCCTTTATCTGTCAGGTAGAGAAGAACATTACCTGATACAACTAAATGCTTAAGTGCTTCAAACATAGCAACCCTATCGTTAGATATTTCTATCTGATTCATTAGAGAGTTCTCTATTGTTCGTAGTCCTTTATCTATCTCACTTTGTAGTGCTTCTTGTCCTTGCTTTTTTATTTCAAGATCATCTATTTCTAATTTAAAAAATGCTGTGCTTGGTGGCAGCAACGTCATTAATAATTTATTTGATAAGCTATTAACACCACGACTACCAGTAGCTTGAAAAGGTGTCTTGATCCTAGCTCTAGTACCTGATGTTTGTTCTGGTATAAGACTAGGTATCGTAAGCTTGGAAGATTCTTTCGCTTCTCTATCGTAGGTTGATCTATTAGTTACAAGGGCTTCATATCTACTTGCTGCTGTATTGCCTTGTGTTGAGTATTCCATTTATCAGTAGTTTAGATTTCCAGCATTGGTGCTATTAGGAAGCAAAGGTATTTGTAAAGATGCTGTACCTAATCGTCTTGGTGCTATAGCTCTAGCTATCTTTCCACCTGTAACTTTATTGCCTGTTCTCTTAGGTTTCTTTTTAGGAGTACCCATAGTCCTGTTATCACCTGTCACAGGTCTAGCTTGTTTTCGATTATCACCAACAGCAATCTTTGAAGCAGTAGGTTCTATAGGAGAATCAACTGGGGCTGGTGTTGGTAATGGTGGGGGTGAAGGTGATCTAAAACACATTAGGCTACTCCTGTTTTTCTACCTTGAATACCTTTAGAGTATTTTTTTCTTAGTCTAGCAGTTGCCATGTTTTGTGCTTTCTTTCTATTTGCAGCTATATTAGCTTTTTGTTGTGCAGTTTTGTTACCTCCACTACCTGTTCTTAATTTTTCTACAGTTGTTAAGTTTGGATCTACATAAGTTCCTTCTTCCTTCTGTCTTTTAATCATCAAAGATTCTGTTGCTTTAGCTGTATCTTTTGCGTTATCAACTCCTGTCTGTTTACCAGTAACAGTAACAGGTCTGTTCTGATATTCACGTTGAGGTGTAGTCATTCTTCCACCACCACCACCAAGGCACATAGTTAATTCTCCAAGACTCTGTTAGTTAGCATGGTTTCTTTCTGTCTTAATTGTTGTTCTATTAAATAGTCAACAACAGATCTCTGCCCTGCACGATACCACACTTCTCGATCTGATAACGATAGGTCTGGGTGTCTGTTAGGAAACACACTATCTAAACTGTTTATAAGTTCGTCAGTAATTACTGGTAAATTCACAGAGATTAAAGTGTTATATCTATATTATATGTTATCCTGATGATAGCAAGGAGTGGTTACCTTGTTGCACAGAAAATGAAAAAGACTCTAGGTGAGTGGTTCCATCTAGGGTTTTTTTTATGGTTGCCAAAGTTTTACTTCACCTGTGCTGTAGTTGTAGTCTCCCTCTCGTAGTATTCTTGTGAGTCTTGCATTGAGAATAGCATCAGCAATACTGTAACCTTTCTTTGTATATGTCTCCTGTACCTTAGACCATAGTGCATCTCTAGTATCTGGTGTATTAGCTAGTGTCTTGGAAGCAGTAACCATACCCATACCTTTAAGACCTGCGATACCATCACCTGAGTCACCTGCTAGTGACATCTCAAACCAATGCCTGTCTGCTTTCTTCTCTGTAATATGTAAGATCTCATCTTCTTGTATTAACTTACAAGGTATAGTCTTCATGTCTTTATCAACAGAGACTATGATTGGATTTTTATACTGACCATTAGTAGCCAGCAACCCAAGCACATCATCTCCTTCTAAGTTTGGGTAAGCAGCAGATTCATATTCATTCTTTATTTTTTTAATAATACTTTTAAGTGCTAGTGGTTTTCGTTTACCTATCCTGTTTAGTTTGTACTCAGGAAATATCTCATGTCGAAATGTAGGGTAAGAAGTAAAGCACATAACTACATCATGCTTGTCTTCTGCTATTTGTTTATATACATCTAACCTGCTTTCAATCAGATTCATAATATCTCTTTCATCAGAGTGAAGAGTATGTTGCCAATCATTCCATCTTGTATCTACTTCACAAGCACAACA